CCCACCCCTTTCGAGGTAGGTGGTTTTGGTCTCTAAGGCCTTGTGACGCACTTAACTGTGCAACGCGTTTGGGCCTATTACCGATCTAATCGGTACCGCTCCCTGGAAGGGAGTCGGGTGATGCTTGCATCATTTGGATCTATGGTGATATGGAGGGCGCTATGCCAACCGAAATAACAGGAGGCGTTTACGGCGGCTTTTGCATGTACGAATCTTTGGAAGGGCCTAAACCCTCGACCTCGAATCTACTTCGCATTGGAGCCGACATACGTGAACGTACCTGGGTCCGGTCAGCTAGTAAGCCCTATATCCACACCAATCCCTATAGCGACGAAGCGTACACGGTAACGCAAAAGGCACACAGCGTACACCGTATCACTCCAGGTTATGGTGAACACCATTCCTGGGGATACGGTCAAGTTGTGGACCAATTGCGTGACCTTGCGCGCGGGATCGCCGACACACATCAGTACGACCACCTTGGGACCTTAAGTAACAGGATCTATAGTGGTTTATCTGAAGTGAACTGGGATGCAGCTATGTCCTTGGCCGAAGGTAGGGAAACTTACCGGATGGTTGGGGACTTGCTTGGTGATATTGCTAGTGTAGCCAAAGCAGCGAAAGGCAATCCGTTTAGTTTACCGAAACGTTTACCCGAAATCCGACGCAACCTGATGAAGGCTGCAAGGAAGGGCAACGAAGCAGTAAAGGCGACGGCAGGCCGATGGTTGCAATACCATTACGGTATCTCACCGGCAATAAGGGACATCGAGTCGGCTAGTAAGTACTTCACCGACGAAATTGCCCCATTACCTGTCCACGTGCGGAGACGTTCTAGCATGTTACGACCGATCGTCGATCGGACGCAGAACTACCCGCTCTCTTATAGCGGCACATGGTATCAAGGTCCCGGCCCCCTCGTAACTCAGGGGTGGTCTCGGACCAACATGTGGGCGACTGTTCAGAGAAAAACGCGACCGTATTCCCCGTTCCGCGAATTGGGATTCGACTCAGCAGCCCGTATTGCTTGGGAGCTGGTCCCCCTTTCATTCGTTTTGGATTGGGCGGTCGATATTGGCGGTTACATCGAGAACTCGCTTATAGCGGACTCCTTTGACATCGTCGATTGTGGATATAGTAGTGTGTGTCATTTGCACATGGTGCATGACGCAACCCTGGCAACCGGTGGTTATCAGACTGAGTTTTACGGGACACCCGCACACGCCGAGATTGAATATCGACGCTACGCGAGAGTACCGTTCAGCCTGACTCCGTCAGTTGTTATTTCTAACCCCTATAACAGTGAATTTACAGCGTTAAACCGAGGAATTACTTCGGCTGCGCTGGCTGTTCAACGTTTGTTGAGGTAAACACATGCCACAAATGGCAACCATCACCATGAACGGTATCGACCATTCCGATGGCGTTACCACCGTGGTCCGCACTCTCTCCCGAGAGCTCACCCTGCCGGACGGAGTGCAACTCCGCGAGACGGGGGCGACAGCAGCCGAACTGGCTGAAGCGGGTGTCGCAAAATTCCGCACCAAAACCGCAGCGTCCGGTGGGGCGTTGTCGAGATTGCAGTTTTCCTTCTCAAAACCGTATGTTGCAAATGCTGCTACGGGGTTGATGAGGTTTGCTACAGTTTCTCTCGACTTCGTCATTCCCGGTGATTGCCCGCTTGCCGTCCGCAAGGACATCAAAGCGGCGCTATCCGGTTATACAGGCGGCGTCAGCATAACGAACTGGGTTGAAGACCGGGACAACCCGACTTAATCCGATCCTTCACTTAAGGAACCATACTATGAAGCAAAGTTCCAGAGGATCTGACAATAGTCGGTCCGGTTTCCCAGAGCGTGAGCTTGTGAAACTGTTATCATTGTTTTGCGATAACGTTCACGACCCAGCCCTCGTGGCTGACGTCAAACGTGTGCTTTCGAGCGGAGATCCGTTGAAGATCGTGGCTGAGCTAAAGGACTTTGAAGTCGATCTGGGGTTAAACCCATACGACTACTTGGTCCGGCGGCAGGCCATAGATCTGATACGGAAATACCCCTTCAAGGGTAACCGCCAAGCACGCCAAACGAAAGCAGTTGAGAAGCTCCTTCAGGGAGAGGAAGTATGTCGCAAAGTCAACAACAGGATAGAGTATATCCTGCTTAAAGACTCTGGGGTGAATCCCCGCGTCGTACACCTCCTCGAAAAGGCGTCTCGAATCGCCCATGTAATACTGGGACGTGTAGAGATGGAAAAAGTCTTTTCTTTCTGTAAGTTTGGCCCGGGTACGAATGTTGGTCTTCGGGACTCCCGTAAGACCGGCGCTGAGGTGAAGTTTGGTGAAAAAATAACAATCACCAGCAACCTTGTACCCATCGCGGGCGCCTTGCTCAAGGAGTTTGGCGCTTGGGACCGTAGCAGCTTGCGCTGCTGGTCCGACCGGCGGTTTTCCGTCGTCGATGGTAACAAAATCGCGTTTGCACCAAAAGATGCCTTTACTGACCGGACAATCGCTTCCGAACCCATGCTGAACAGTTTCTTTCAGCTAGGGATAGGGAATTTGATGAAGTCCAAGCTGCTGTCAGTTGGGGTCGACCTACGACTTGGAGCAAAAGAAAAGAACGCTTTGATGGCTAAAAGCGCGTCTATCAGTGGGAGTCATTCAACGATAGACATCGCTAATGCCTCAGGGTGTGTTTCTCACCTCCTTGTTAAATGGTTGCTCCCGGCCCAGTGGTTTGAGCTTCTGTCTACTTTTAGGTCGGAAGTTGGTATCATGCAACACCTAGGGTTAGAAGACGTGAAGTACGAGCAGTTTTCCTCAATGGGCAATGGCTATACCTTCGAATTGGAGAGTTTGATATTCTACTCTCTGATCCGAGCGGTCGTGCCACCCGAAGAGGATGTTGCTGTGTATGGGGATGACTTAATTGTCCCCACACGTTGGACTCCACAGGTTGTAAAGCTCCTTGCTGACGTTGGCTTCGCAACCAACGCTAGCAAGTCTTTTACCGACGGCCCGTTCCGTGAATCATGCGGTACGGATTGGTTGTCGGGTGTTGCGGTGCGTCCCCTCTACATTCACAAGGAAATCACTAATGAGCCGCTTAAAGTGGACCTTGCTAATCGAATTCGGCAGCACGCCGTCAACAGCATCTTATCTCCAGGTTATGGAGAGGGTGCTATTTGCTGGCGTGATTGCTGGAGGCACGTGGTTAGTTACATCCCACGTGATCTGAGAAGCAAGATTTCGACCCCCCCATATTACCCTGGCGGGTTATGGAAGGGGGGTCTCCACCAAGAGTTTGACTCCAGTGGGACACTGACTCCCTACACCGGTTTACAGCTGAAGCCGGTTCAAGAGAAGGTCCTTGCTGATGACGCTCTGATGGCCGCGAGGCTAAAAGGCGTCATTGGGGGCAATACTACCACTTTGAGGCGTACCACTACCTGGGCTTTGAAACCTGGGTTGAAGTACGACAATGGTGGTAGGACGTGGGGTGGTTGGGGCTAACAGCCCCTCCATAACGTCCCTGTTCGGTTAACAGGGT